GCCGCCGCGCCGATGGTCGCGCCAACGATCCACGACTGGAGGCCCAGCGGGACGCGCCGGTAGGCTTTTGCGGTGCCCGTGGCAAACGATGCCGATTCGCCTTGCGCCAAGCTCGGGATCGTGCCGCCTGTAGCCCCGTAGGCCAGCGACCATTGCAGGATGGTCGCTGTCGTCGCCACAGCAGCCCCGAGGTTCACCGCGTCAATGCGCACCCCGGTAATGTAGAGGTTTCGCGCCGTCTGGTTGATGCCGCCCGTGGGCACCTGAAACGCCGTGATGAGGCCATCGGCTCCTGCGGTGTTTGCGATGATGCCGGCCTGCCCACCCAGGCCCGTGGCAATCGCCGCAGTCTGCGAGATCGCTCCGCCCGTGATAACCGTTGCCGCCGCAGCGTTCGGCAGGGCAGCGGTCGTGCCCATCGTGCCGCCGTTCTGGCCCTGGGCTGCGTTCATGCCCATGCCGGCCATCTGGTGCGCCCACGGCTTGGCGATCTGCAAGTCCATCAGCGAGACGGTGATGTCAGCCACGCGCATGGTGTTCGTGTTCGACACCGCGCCCGTGTTGTACTTCATCATGAACGCGGGGAGCGCCGCCTGCAAGAACGGTTGCCCGTTGCCTGCCGGGACGAGCTGCGCCGCCAGCAGGTCGTCGTCCATCCAATACTCGACGGTGCCCTCGCCGACCACAATGGCGAACTTGTAGAACGTGCCGACGTTCAGTTGCGCCATCGTCCGCAGAACAGCGGTCTGCGTGGTGACACCGTTGTATCGCACCTCGCCAATCAGGCCCGCGACAGTGAGCCGCAAGAACACGCCATCGGTCGGCTCAGTCACAGCTGCGGAGGGCAGGCCAAGGCCGCACAGCCAAACCTCGTTGGCGACCAGCGCGGCCGTGAACATGCCGAAGGTGAACTCGGCAGACACCGGGGCCGTCCCGATCAGCGGGAAAACTTGCCGGGTGCGCAGGAACGCGCCGTGCGTGTTCGTCGTGCCCTGAACCGTCGAGAAGTTGACAGAGCCGGCGCCAGGCTGGGCAGCGGTCAACGTGGCAAACGTGTAGACCCAGTTGGACGTGTTCTGGTTGGTAGCGTTGAACGAGTCGGTAAACAGCACGGTGTCGATGCCAACCCGCAGCCGGTAGTCCTGCGTGGTCTCGGGGCTGCGCCGCTGCCGGGTGCCGGTGAACGTGCCGTCGTCGTTCTCGCTGAAAAACGCGACACCGCCAAACTCGGTAGGGTCGGACGGAGTGTTTACTTTTGCGTTGTCGTTGGCGTCGCCCTGAAGTTCACCAGGAGCGGAGCCAAAACCAATCTTTGCGCCAGCCATGTCATGCCCCAATGCAAGAAACGTCGTACACGCCGCGCGCTTCCGGCTGGCTGTAGAGCGTGAGGGTGAACCCGACCCCGGCCACGCGATCCGAGATCACGGGCTGGAAGTCGAGGAGGTACATCTCGTCAGGGTCTGTCCCGGTCGGCGTCATCACGTCGGCCACAATGCGCGTCGTGGGTGTCACCCAGGTTAGGCCGGTCACGACAATCTGCGCCTTGTCGGTGAAGCTGGCCCCGAAGTCCACGGGAACGGTCACAGCGTTTCCGCCGCCGCCAGCGCCAATGGTGACCACGGTCTCAGTCGGCGAGTCGGTCACCGTGACGCCAGCGCCAACAAAGTTCAGCGCCGGCCGCTGCGCAAGCGGAACGCCCTCGTCTTCGATGACGTGGCCCGGGATAAGCGCCGCCACGATAGCTTCCAAGGCGTCAATATCATCCTGCAAAGCCGCAATCTCGCCCGGGATCGTGCCCGCCACGTCCTCGCCGAGGTTCTCCAGGTACTTGATGGCCTCGTGGTTCTGCGAAGCGACAACCGCCAGCAGGTTCCGAGGGATGCGCCGGGTCAACACGTCCATGTCAGGCCCCCGGTCGCGTGCGCATGGGTTCAACGCGCATGCTCAGCTTGGCAACCGACATCAGGGTGTCGCTGCGCCAGCGAAAGCGCTGAATGCGCCAGTTCCGGATCGTGCCTTGCGTCCGCCATCCGATACGCTTGGTCCGCTCGCCGATCTTGCCAGCAGGAATGTACTTTTCCACGCTGAAAGTCACGCCATCAAGGCTATAGCTCGTCCAAACGACCGGATCAAGCCCCACCGCGACGCGCCCAGGGAGCGCCACGAGTTCCAGTTCATGCACGATGGCGTCATCCCCGTCACCGTAGACGATCATCGTCCCGAACTCGTGCGCAACGTCCGACCCGTAGTGCCGCGCGGTCGTGGTTGCGATGCTTGCGAGCTTCTCGGTCGTCGGGTCGCCTGCATACCAGACGCCATCGGACAGGACAAAGCCGCGCGCACGGTAGCGGGTCGGAGTCGGGGCAGCGCTTGAGTCCAGGGTGTACCAAACCGCCGTCCTGAACTCGCGAGTCGCGCCCGCGTCGAAGACCAGCGTTTGCGTCGGAAGGTGGACGTACAGCCATTCATGCCCACGGTCGAAGCGGCCTTCTAGCACGATGTCGGCAAGCTCCGCGTCACTCAGCCCCTGCAACAAGGTGTCGATCTCGCGCGTGCTTACCCGCACCGACGACCCGTTCGCCATCATGTAGACGCCGACCGTTTCGTTTCGGCCACTGCCAACAAAGGCGATGGCGCCGTCACCAAACGCGCAGGCCGCATTGGTTCCAACGGTGCCACGCTGCACCATCGCCGACTCAATGCGCCGAAGCACAAAGCCCGTGCCGCCCACGTTGTCGAAGACCTCGGACGTGTTCCGGTTGATCGCGTAGACCTCGCCGTTCAGCTTCAGCAGCCGAAGGATCGGGTCTGGGTCAATCTCGCTGCTGCCGTACTTCAGCGGATCGATCTGGGTCGGGTCGAGTAGCTCAGTCTGGACGATGAACTCGCCGTCAGTCGTGAAGAAGTAGCCGTCAGCCCACAGCACACAAAGAGCAACGCCTAGATCCGGGTCGGTGACTTGGATAAGCGTCCCACCCAGCAGGTAGTACAGCCGCCCGCCACTGGTCATTGCCAGCCGGTCAAAGCTGTAGTCGAAGGTGCAGAAACCACCCGGGCCGACATCGCCGAGAACGTCAAAGCCACCGGAGGCGTAGACCTTCACCAACGACGTGCCCATGACCCGGTAATGCACACCCTGCCACAGGATGCCGCCTCGGTCTGCGCCTGGCCCCGTCAGGTGTTCAACCAGCCCGTCGCCCGGCCGCAAGTAGCCGTCGCTGATGCCGGAGGCTTTGGAGACCGGGACGAGGTTACGCGGATACCGAGTGCGGATGTCCGCCGACTGGTCCGTGTAGATGCCGGACAGGATCGGGACATCCACCGCGCTACCTCACACGCCGCCAGTGCCGCACGTCACGTAGACGGTCGCCGTGCCCGTTGCCGTGCGAGCGGTGACAAAGAAATTGCCGACTTCTGGGTTGGCCTTGGAAAACACCTCGGTTGCGTTCGGGGCAAGCGCCATGTCTGAAGTCGTGGCCGCTTGCGCCGTTCCATAGGACAGCCTGACGTGCGTTGCGACAGTGCCAATGTTCACAATGCGCACCGACAATGACTCGCGGTCGCCTTGATCGGTAAACGTCGCCGTCGCGCTCGTGGTCGTGGCGGAAATGGTGGCGGTGCCACCGGCCCGGCCGCTGAAAGGTCGTGTCGTCATGTCAGCCCACCCTGTCCCAGTTGCTGGACACGCCATCAAAGCGCAGCCAAAAAGTTCCGTTTGCCGCGGCCATCGTGGTCGGGGCGCCGTTGATCGTCCCGCCGTTCACGGTCAGGGCGGTGATGATCTGCGTGGAAAACACCCTGATGTATTGCTTGTCAACCGGGCCCGATGGCAGCGTGATCGTGAGCGTCGCCAGCGTCCCGGACGGGGACAGCCGCAGGAACACGTTCCCACCGGCAGCAGGGGGCGAAATCGTCACGGTCGCGCCGGTTGCCGGGCTGGCGTACTGCGTTGAATCCGCGGTGCTCGTCAGTTGCCCCTGAAGGAACGTCACCAGCGTAGACAGCGCAGCCCGCGCGTCATCGCCAAGCGAAGCGCTTCCGATGGCGATCTGGTCCGCAGGAGATAGCGTCGTGACTGCGATGAACTGATTGATTGCGCCGGCCATGTCATCCCCTAACGATCAGATTGCCATTTGGCCCAACAACCCACGGGCCTTCTGTGGCGCCAGGGAAATAGGGGTTTTGTGGGTAGCCAAAGCGCCACGGCGTATTGCCAGCGCCAAGCGGCAGCGAGTCGGGCAGTTGCTGCCGGCCGGGCATTGCAGCGGCCACGCAAAGCGATTTGTACGCGTTGTTGGCCTCGCCGATGGTGGCGGGCGACAGTTGCTTGCCCTTGCCTGCCGCGATGGCGACCGCGAGGTTCAGGATCACGGCGAGAACCGCATTCAGCGGGATGCCGCTCGCCACGTTCAGGTCGGTAGGCGGGGACAGGCTGATGTTGTAGCCCAGCTCGATGCCGTCATCAGCCCAGCGAGCCATCATCATGTCCATGCGCCCGCAGGCCCACAGCAGTTCCTCCGGGTCGAGATCCCAGACCCAGCCGGCGATTGCCAACTCGGCGTATGCGCCGCGGACTAGATCGCCCTTGGTGTACACAGTCAGGCCTTAGCCAGCCACTCGGCCAGCTTCTCGGCGCGCTTCGCAGCACCCCAGCGGGCATCATCCTTGAACCCCGCGGCGACGGCTTCAGCCAGGCCAGCGAGTTCCGCGGGCTCTGCCGCCTTGGGCTCCGCGGCGGCATGTTCTGCCTCTTCAAGCGCGCGTTCTTGCATCGCTTCCACCGCGTCCGCAATCGAACGGCGCCAGCCGTCACGCTTGAGAGCGATGTATTCCTCGTGAGTCACAAGGCGCGAATCCCAAGTCACCGACGAATCGATGCCGTCTTTGACGGACCCCGGGCAGCGGTAGACGTAGGCTCGATCCATTCGTTTGCTCCTTGCTCAACGCACCAGTCGATGCGCTGGGAAAGAAGCCGGGCAAGCAGCGAAGCTGCCCGGCAAAGTGGCCCGAAGGCCACGCGGAGGAGATCAGGCCTGGTTGAACAGTTGGATGCCGCACATTTCCGGGTTCAAGACGCCAACACCGAATGGGCAATCGAAGCGGTACTTGACGTTCAGGTTGTCAATCGACCCCTGCTTCGTCATGATGACTTCCATGCCGCTGTCGGTGCTGCCACGCATAACTTCCATGCCAACACCAGTCGGGACGGCGTAGGTGCTCGGCAGAAGCTCGATGCAGTCCTGCTTCCAGAACGGGTTCGCCGAAGCCGCCGTGGTGTTCAAGAACGTCAGCGCGGCGCCGTTGGCAGGAGTCGCGGTGCAGTTCTTGTACTGAATTTCGGCTTGGGTCGGGCTGGAGTCGGCCGAAATAATCGGGGGCGAGAACTGAATCACGCCGGAGCCGCCCGCACCGGAGACGATGCCGGTGATTCGGAAGGTCTTCGGCTGGCCGGTGTCCTGCTTGGTGATCATGTGGACACTGTTGACGCCCGCGATGGTGAAAGCGTCTCCGACTTTCACCGTGCCCGAAGTCACCGCAATGGTGATCGTCATGAAGCGGTTGTCAACGTTCGCCGTTTCGCCAGTTAACGCCGTGCTCGTCGCACGAGGCACATATCGACGATTTGCCGCCGTGGCATCGTTGATGGTCACACCGACACCCAGCGCGGAGGTCAACCGGAAGCCGTAGTTCAGCTTCAGCACCTCGAACCCGGCAACATCGCCGTTCACCATCGCACGCTCGTAAGCGTTCGTCGGCTTCTGGTTGATGGTCTGCCGGCCTGCAAGGTTTGACGCCATGCCGTTGTAGTCGCGCGATTGGTAGGCGACGCGTCGATTCTCCATGTCCACGCCCAGCTCGTTCATGATCGAGTCGAGCTGTGCCACGTCATCAAAGCCAGTCGCGGCCACGGTGCGCCGGCTCACAAGCGTGCCGAAGATCGCAACCGCGTTCAGCACGGCCAAGTTGACATCGGAGCCGAGACGTTGGCGCGCCGCGTCCGAAAGCCGGCCCTGTTGCAGCATGTCGCGGAGTTCAACCGCGTTCAGACTGAACGGAACGGACTTTTTGAAGCCTGCGGCGTTGACGGGGACCGAAAGCTGCGTTTTGGTGTTGAAGTTCGCCGACTGGTCGATGCCATCGTAGGAAGGCAAGACATAGGGCATCGGCCGCCAGATGGTGTCATTGGTTCGCTCCATCGTGGTCTGATCGAAGCGCGTCACCGTGACGGCTTTTGCCAAAACCTCGTTGTCGCTGAAGCCCTCAAGCACCTTCTCGAAGAAGACGACTTCTTCTTTGTTTGCTGAAATCGGCATGATCGTTCCTTTACGCGGCCGCCTCGGCCTGCTTGATGCGCTTCTTCAGCGCCATGACGTTATCCATCCGGCCGGTCTGCGTGGCTTCCTCGCGGGCGCGTTCCAGTTGCTGCTGGAGACTGCCAATCGCTCTGGTGTTTCCTCGCACCACCGTTTCCGGGGCTGGCGTAGCTTTCTTCGGGGCTAGGGTCATCTTCGTCTCGATCTCGCGTAGTTCAGCAGCCAACAGCAGCGGGTCCGTGATCGCCGAAACCCGCTTGAGCGCCGAGGGGTTCGCCCCCAGCGCCGCGACGAGTTCCGCACGCTTGCGACCGACCCTCAGAAGCACCGCCAATTGAGGCGGGCTCATCGCATCGGTCACGTTCGCCTCAAGGTCCGAGAAGTTCGGGACTCTCTTGGCAAGCGTGGTCTTCTCGGTGTCGAAGGTCGTCAGGGTCTGCTGCCATTCCTCCGCATTGCGGCGATTGGCGGCTTCCTGTTCTTCCTTCGCCCGGTCGATCTTGGCCTTCGTCTCGAAGTGGCTGCGGACAGCCGCCCGAAACTTCTCCTCGTCCCCGTCGATGCCGTCATCAAACAACCCCGGCTCGCGGCCCAGGACCGGAAGGCCCTGCGGTTGCGGTCGGCTCTGCTCTTCAGCGGCCCGGGCTCGCCTCTCGGCGTCCCGTAGACGGTTGCGAAGCTGCCGGATGACCGGCGTTTCCTGCTGCGTCTCTTCCGCAGGCGTCTCGCCCGCGATCTGAACTTCGACTTCGCCCTCGCCGGCTGCGTCGTTGGCGGACTCGGTAGGCTCCGGCTGCGTTTCCGCAGGAGCGGCCTCTACCTCGTCGGCTTCGACGCCTTGGATCTCGGTTTCCGGTGCGACTTCAAGCTCTTGTGACATTGATGACCCTTCTCTCGCCCCTGCGCCGGGCGGTAGCGTGGGCGCATCATAGCATTACGCTATTGCGGCGGGTCAAGTGATAGGCAGAAGTCAACCCGCGCCCGAAGCCATACGTCCGCAAGCCCTAGACCGGCCCCGATAGCGGCTGCTGCTGGACCTCCATCACAGCCTGCAGCGTCTTCAGCGTCTGTTCCTGCTGCTCGCCGTCCGTCTCCGCGATGGTCTTGGCAGTCTCTGCTTGAGCCTGGCCCGTCTTCGCCACTGCGAGGCCAGCATTGGCGCGAGCCTTCGCGGCTTCGGCCATCAGGAACTCCTGATTCGCGTCCGGGCCTTGGTTTTGCTGCTCGGCGGCCAGTTCTTCGGCCTCCTCGGGCGTCGGCTTCGCCATGCCAGCACGAAGCAGCTTCTTACGGAAGTACGGCCGGTATTCGGCCATACCCTCGC